TCAGCGCGTTCACGAATTCGATTCGCGCGTCGAAGGTCTTTACGAGCTCGTCAGGCGTGAGCCCCTCGATGTTGACGCCGAGTTTTTTCAGCGCGTCGCCGTCGAGACTGATCTGGGCCTTCACCGCCGCGCGCTGCTGCTCGAGCGAGCGCCGCTGAACCTCGGCCGCGGCACCGAAGCCGGGATCGCCCTTCATGAACGACTCGAATAAGATCGGGTTGTCGGAGAGGCCCTTTTTCACGGCCTCGAGCTCTCGCGTCTTGGTCAAGCCTTCGTAGGAGGCGACCATGTCCTTCTGGAGCTGCTCGCGGTGCGTCGTATCGAGGTAGTCGACCGCCGGGCCCGACTTCGCGTCGAGCGCCTGCAAAACGGGGATCGGATCGTGCTCCCCCTTCGCGAGCGCCCAGGAGCGCACCATGTTCTCGCGCATCCCGATAAGCGTCCGCGTCGCGTCTTCGGGGCTCAAGACCTTGTTGAAAACGGGCGAGAGCTCCGCGTCCTTTGCCTTGATGTAGGCGTCGAGCTGCTCCGGCGAGTTGAGTCCTTCGGCCGCGGCGGTGGCGCGGTTGACGGCCACCTGGAGGTCCCCTTTCGCTTTCTGGGACTGCCGGAGAAGGACCCAGCTATGCATGTCCTTCATCGCGGAATCGAGCCGCGCGTTGGCGCGCTGCGCGACCGCCAAACCCACTTCCGAGTTCGGCGCCTGCGCTCTCATCGTGTCTTGCAACTGGCGCCCGATCTGTAGAAGCTGATCGGGAGCCTTATCCGGCTGGTCCCAATATTGCTTCTTCAACTCGTCGGTGTAATTGACGAGAGATTCCTCGTAGTCGCCTGCTTGACGGCCGGCTTCCACTTCGTTGAGGATCGCCTGTCTCGCTTCCCGAGCACGCTGTTGGCGTTCGGCCGCGGCCATCTCGGCGCCGGCGGCGATCTTGTAGCCGGTGTCGGCCAGGTTCCCGAAGGCTTTTGCCCCTTCCGCGGCCACGCTCGGACCCGCTCCCCCGCTCGTGGGCGTGGAGACGTTCGGGAGGTTCTCGTCGATGCGCGGGATTTTAGCGGCCATCGTTTAGGTCCTTGCGGTTATAAGAGCTGGTGTCGGCGGCCTTGCCCGAATAGTAGAGTCCCCGGCCGACGTCGCCTACCGCCCCGGTGATCCCGCCGATGAGCGCGGCGCGGCCCCCGTTGCGGATCTGCGTGGCCTGAACGTCCTGCTCGAACGCGCGCGACGTCCCGGACGCCCGGATCGCCGCTTCATTTTCCTGCGCGGTGAGGATGTCGTGGTCAAGGACGTCGAGCGGCGAGCCCGAGAGATAGACGCCCGACTTGAGGTAAGCGACCTTGGTCCGCGCGAGCATGGCCTGGGCCTGCTCGTGGTACCGCTGCGCCTCGGCTTCCGCCTCGTTGCGGATCATCCGGGCGCGGCTTTCGGCCATCGCGGCCGAGTCCTGCGCCGTAAAATAGCCGAGGAGTCCGGACATGAGATCGAGTCCGGCCGAAGCCCCGGCAAAAAGAAGCGCAGCCGACATCAGGTCTTCTCTCCCTCGAGCCGCCAGCGGCCCGACTCCCTCGCCACCGGAGAGAACCCGAGCCACTTGAACCATCGGTCGGGCACACCTTCCGCGGCGACGGCCTCGATGATAGCAAACCGCGTCCGCGCGCGGTCAAGAATTCGTCGCACCGCGCGCACAAAAGCGACGCAATGCTCCCGGCGCTCCTCGGCCGCGATGACGAAGACCTCACCCAGCCCCGGACCCCGCGGCACGGCGCCCACGATCCCCAAGACGAGGATCTTGCCCGCGTGGTCGACCGTGATCGTATGCGCGAGCCCGCACATGCCGAGCCCCTCGATCACGTCCGCGGACGGGTATTTCCCGAGGATCTCCCGGACGAGATCCGAGAGCTGCATCATCTCGAGATGCCAGCCTTTCGCCGGGATGAAGGTCACGCGACCTCCGAGTTGTCGAAGATGAGGTCGACCGACTGCACCACGCAGGGGAGCGGGAGCCGCTGGCTGACGATGACCGCCTTCCCCTCTTCGCGCTCCGTGTGGTCCTTGATCGGGACGCGCCGCTGGCCGGTGAAAACGGGGGCCGGCCGGTCCGCACGGTCACGCGCCGTGCGCCACTCGATCTTCTCCAGGTCGTAGAGGTTCGTCCCGAAGTCGACGCCGAGACTCCCCAGGAACCGGATCACGGCCTCCGAAATCGTCCGCGGCTTGGACTGCGCCGGCCCCTGCCCCCCGGACGTGAGCTCGAGGTTGTGGGTCTTGAGGAACCCGTCGTAGGCGTAGCCGACGTGGATCACGGCCGCCGGGTCCGAGAGTTGGACCTTGCAGTCGACGACCGTCGCGACCTGGCCGACCTCGCCGCGGCCGTCGGAGTAGACGGCGCCGTCGACGACCACCGCGACCGTCTCGCGGTCGAGATGGGGGACGTAGACGGTGTCGACGGCGAAGTGCCAGGCGCCGGCGTCGACCGCGTCGAGGACGTCGAAGTCGACGACGATGGCGCAAGTGACCTGGGTCGGCGAGATGTAGGCCGTGATGACCGCGCGGCCCGACCCCTCCCCGGTTTCGCGGTCGGGCTTCTTCCAGAGCTCAGAGCCCACGTCCGTCGACTTGAAAACGGCGGCGCTGGCCGTGAACGTGACACCGGCCCCGGTCAACGCGCCCGGCGTGAGCGTCGCGCCGGCGACGGCGCCGCGGTCCGCCCCGTTGTAGGTCCCGGCCGAGTCCAAGTGGACGTACTCCTCTTGCCGACGGTAGAGCACGTTCTTCCACCGCTCGCGGTCGTCCTCCCGATTGGCGGGGCCGGTGTAGAAATCCTCGGGGTCGGGGAAGTCGACTCGGTCGGCTTGGATCTCGACGTAGCGCCGCGTCACCCCGCCCACGGTCCGCTCGACCACCACCCAGAGCTGGTCGTTCTTGTCCGTGCGCGGGAGCGTCTGGACGTCGATGAACTTCGCGTCCGGCCCTCCGGCGGCGTGCCGGTGCCAGCCCGCGATGTTCTCGTTGTTGTCGACGGTGACCCCCACCAAAATTCCGTCTCGTCGGACCGCCCAGAGCGCGTCCGGGCGCCCGATCTGGAGGACGATCCGTAGCAGCGGGCTCTCGGCCATGTGCTCGGCGTTGAGCATCAGGTCGTAGCTCTCGTAGTCGTTGAGGTCCGGGTTGAACCGGAGAGCGCGGATCGCGGTTCCCCCGCGCTGGATGAAGAAGATCCTCGAGCCGCCGATCGCCATGACCGACTCGCAGCCGATCAAGTCGATTTGCCGGACGTTCACCGACGACGGCGTGATCGCCTCGTCTACCCCGGAGCCGGAGATCCGGAACGGGCCGCCGAAGCTGCCGGCGAAGAAGAACTTGGACGTCCCGCGGCCCCAGGTCAGGTAGTCGACCTGGCCGCTCGCGGGCGCGAGTGCGAAGAAGCACGCATGGTCGTCGTTCGTGCCCCCGGTGAAGTCGTCGTAGCGCGGATTCCCGCTGCTGTCGGGTGACCGCGAGCCGAAGAGCGTATTCGGCCGCTGGTTCGTCCCGAGGAACCACAAGCGCGATTCGTAGAACGCGACCCCGATGGGCGTCTCGATCGCCGGCGTCGCCGTGCCCCCGCTCACGTAGGCGGTCCACCCCGACGAGTCCACGTCCGCCCCCGCGACCGTTTTCAAGATCGCTTGGGGATTCGAACCTGCGGGGCCGGTGATCTCGAGGCGGTACACGCCGCCGTTTATCTCGACGGTCCCGACGACCGCCGCGAAGGTGTAGTTGACGTTCTCGTAGATCACGGACCCCGGAGAAAATTGGACGTACGTGATTCCCGGCATATTCGTCTGGACAAATTCGATGTTGAGAACCGCGGCTTCCGAGTCGAACGGGTCGTTCGTGCGGGAATAGGTCGCAAGCGTGAAGATGTCGGCCGAGTCGACGGTGAGCTTGCGCGGGACGACGTTCACGCACGTAAGGTACATCGTCGCCGTGTTCCCGTCGGGCGCCCACTGGAGGTCGTCGAGGTTGTCGAGGCTGTAGGGCGTGTCGATCTCGTAGACCTCGCGCACGGTGCCGCCCGAGACGTACGCCCCGTAATTCCGCGAGTCGATCGCCGCGTTCGTGACGGGGTCGCGCAGCTCGTAGGTCGAGCCCACCTTGTTCGCGAGCAGGACTTGGCGGCCATTGAGCTCGGGCATCCCCTCGATGTCCGAGAGCACGATCTCGTCGCCGTTGGCGAGCCCGGTCGTCGAGGCCACGGTAATCACGGCCGGCGAGGCGTTCGTGATCGCGGTGGCGCTCGTGCGCGGGAGCGTCAAGAGCTGCTCGTCCTTGTAGACGCGCATCTTCCCGGCGGTGAACTCCAGCATGAACTTCCGCGAGGAGTTGAGGACGAAGGGGACCATCCGGCAAACCTGTCCGCCCCGCGTCAGGGAAAGCGTTTTGGACCCGTTGCGGTAGCGCGCGGACCCCGGGACCTCGGGGATGAAATTCAGGACCTTCTCGCAGGAGGAGCGGAACCAGTCGAGATCGAACCTGCCGCGCGAGCGCGGAGAGGTCTCGCCCCCGGCGAAGTTGACGAGCGTCGCGTTCGGCACTAGATCAAGTGCCGCGTGGTGTCGCGCCCGTCGCCCCCGAGCCGGCGCGCGGCCAGCCACTTAGAGCGCGAGACGCGAACCGGCGGCTTCTCCTGGCCGGCCACGGCGCCGGCCTCGAGACGGACGTCGCGGAGCTCCTCGTTGAGCGCGTCCACCATCGACGTCTTGAGCGTGAAAGCGTAGGCCATGTCCCGCGCCAGTTCGAGGCGCATGAGGTTCACAAAGAGCGCGTCCCACTTGGCGACCAAGACCTGATCGAAGATATAGTAGAGCTTGAGCGTCGCCCCGTCGACCTCGTCGGTGTAGATGTGCCCGTCGACGACGTCGTAGAGCCGCGGTGGAATCGGGCCGTTCGACGGGATCTCGCCCGGCGTCAGGAGCCGGAGGTAATCATTGGGGAGCCGGAACGCCTTGTTGAAGCCGAAAGGGGGGACCACGGTCCCGGAAACGGTGAGGGTCGCGAGCCTCTTGGCGAACCCGTAAACGCGCGGGCCGCGCAAGAGCCGCCGGCGCGTCATCGGGTAGTGCTGCGCGCACAGGATCTCGAGCTTCCCCTCGGGGTCCTCGAGACTCTCGATGGGGTTGGTCTGCCCGAGCCGAGAGAGCGCCAGGTTGCAGATCTCGACGTCGGTCGTGGGCGGCAGCGGCGGCATCCGGTCCTCCTCTCTAGTACGGAATCCCCTCCCCCGCGCTCGCGTGAGCGCGGGGGAGGGGGCCTTCTCCGCTTTCCTTACTTGAGGGCGTACAGGATGAAGCCGCTGATGGTGCCGGCGGCGCCGCCCGCGGTGTTGCCGGTGAGCGCCAGATCGTAGACCGGGGCGCCCATCTTATCGAGGCCGAGCAGCTCCCAGAGCGCCTTGCCCTGGTTGGCGACCGGGTCCGCGCCGCCCAGGTTCGCCAGGCCATTGTTGGCCCCGGCCGTGACCGCGACGCCGGCCGTCAGGTCCACCCCGTCCATCAGGAGGTCATTGTCGACCACCGCGCCGCCGACGCCGGGCTTGTAGAGCCCCAGGTCGAAGTCGGACGTGCCGAGCGAGGAGTCGGCGTAGATCTCCGCGCGGATCGGCACCGCGTTCGCCGGGAGCTTGCCGAGGCGCCAGACCGAGCCGTCGCTGTCGGCCGCGGCGACCTCGAACGAGAACGGCAAGCAGAGGAGCGGCGCTCCCGCGGCATGCACCGCGTCCGTCTTCTTCCCGGCCACGACGTTCGCGTCGATGTACTTATCCTGAACGGCCATGGTGATCTCCTATGATTCGGGTCCCGGGCCGTCCTCCCGCCGCATCCCTGCGGCCGGGCTCATCTCCCGAGCACTTCGAGGCGGCGCGTCCCCGCGCCAGTCCTCGCTTTGGCGGCCCCGCCCCTCTCGAGGCGGAGCCGCCTAGCCAGGACTCCGACCTTAGTCGGTGGTCTGGAACTTCTTGATTTGCTTGCCCTCGGTGCGGGTCGCGCCCATCTCGAGAACGACCTCGACCTGGACGGTCTCGTGGAGGTCGGTCCGCTTCTCGATGTTGATGGACACTTCCTTGCTCATGCCCACGCACATCGCCCGGGGAGTCATCATGAAGCAGTCCCGGACCCCGCCCGAGACCGGCAGGAGCGGGTTCGCCACCGATCCGCCGTAGTGGATCAGCTCGTAGCCCGCGGCCCGCATCACGCGGCCGTTGTCGACCGCGTACTGCCGGGAGAAGTCGCCGGACGTGAGCTCGGTCTCGAGCATCAAGTCCTCGCCCTCGTCGCCGGAGAGGCCGAAGTACATCTTCTCGACGACCTCGGTCCCGACCTCGTCGTCGGTGAAGAGCCGGGTCGCCTCGAGGAGCTTCTCGTAGGTCGTGCCCGCGGTCGCGTTGATGGTGTCTCCGTCGTCGTTGGCGAACGTGACGGAGGTCGTGCCGTCGCGGCCGGTGAGGACCGCGGCGAACATCGAGTCGATCACGATGCGGTCGAAGACGCGGTTCATCGCCTTCGCGCACGCCGCCGGGTACTCGGACCCGGGGCTCATCAGCGCCGCCCGAACGTCCGAGGCGTCGATGGGGAGCGTCAGCGTGAAGCGCCGGCGAGCGATCTTGCGCCGCTTGTGCTCGATGTCTTGGAAGACGATCGGCTGGTGGCGGCCCTGCTGCTCGACGGCCTCGACGTCGCCGATCCCGTCGTACATGAAGTTGTCGCCGGTGAACTGCTTGATGATGACCTTGTCGCGCAAGCGGGACTGGCTCTGCTGCGCGGCCACGTGGATCTGGGCGGAGAAGCCCGTGATGAGGGCTGCGTCGATCAGGGGAACGCTCATGTGCGGTATACCTCGCTTTTATCCGTCTCAGCGAGAACCGCACCCGGGTTTCCGGCCCCGGAGGCCCTCTCCTCGTTCTTGTACCGCGCCGAGTTATGAGCGCGAGCCGGTCTTGTCGGCCATCAGAGGATCGCGGGGGTTTTCTGCCGCGGGTGCCCTCGAATGCCGGAATTATTGCAGGGATGTATGGGCTTTGTCAAGCCCAAAAAGACCGGAGCCGGCCACGCTCATAACGTGACCGGCTCCAGGGAGCCCATTGTCCTCCCCTCGCCCGGACTGTGTACGGGGTCCGACCTTATTCTTTCGGGCTGCGCGCCTTGCGCGCCTCGATCGACTGCGCCGGCGGGTTCGCCCTGTACGCCTCGGCCGCCTTGGCTTGTCGCGCCTTGCGCGCCTCGCGCGAGTCGGGATGCGGCGCCGCCTCTTCGGCCACCGGCTCGGGCTCCTGCGCCGGGGGCTGCTCCTGCGCCGGGGGCTGCTCCTGCGCCGGGGGCTGCTCCTGCGCCGGGGGCTGCTCCTGCGCCGGGGGCTGCTCCTGCGCCGGGGGCTGCTCCTGCGCCGACTCGGTCTCCTGCTCTTGCTCGTCGCTCATGGCTTGAATCCTCCCTATTTCGCGAGCAGCGGCGACGCCAGGATCTCGTCGACGCGCTTCTTCGTCTTCTCGTGGTCCGCGTGCTGGAAGTTCTTCCAAGCCTCGGACCCGTAGAGCGTGTGGAGCTCCTTGATGAGCCCCTCCTTGTCGGGAGCGCCGCCTCCGCCTCCCCCGCCGGTGTTGCCCGTGAAGTCGTCTTCCTTCGCGTACTTCGCGAGGAGCGAGTCCGCGAACGCGACGAAGAGCGCGAGGCTCTTGTCGTCGATCTTGTCCACGAACTTGCGCGCCTGCTCGGGCACGAGCTCCTTGACCGCGGCCTGGACGCGCGCCGACTTCTTGTCGAACTCCGGCCCCGTCATGTTCTTCAAGAGATCCGCGAACTCCTTGTCGCGCTTCTCCATCTCGGCCTCGAGCGCGGCGGCCTTCTCCTTCTGGGCTTTGCCCGCGGCCTGGAGCGTCGGGATGAGCTTCCCGAAGACCCGGTTGGCCTGCGTCTTGTGGATTCCCGCATCGTAGAACGCCTCGCGGACCGCCTTGAGAAATTCCGGATCGGGCTTTTCGCCGGTCACGATCTCGTAGTCGTCGGCCTTCGCCGGCCTCATTTTTCCGGCGAACTCGTCCCACTGTTTCGGGTCGTCGCCCTCGGGGATGCCGATGGTCTTCTTTCCGATGAGCGTCTCGGCGTTGTCGACCTTCTTGAGCAAGGAGAGCGCCGTCTCCTTGTCGAGCGGCTTCTCGAGGTAGTCCTTGAGGTAGGCGCGGTCCGCCAAGCCTGCCTCGGTGATGATGTCCTTCATCGCCAGCGGAGCCGGCGGGGTTGCGGGGTCGGCCATTATTTCTTCCTCTCTTCCTGGGGTTTTTGCGCCTGAGAATTTCGGTTGACCGGGTTCTCGGGATCGGCGAGCGACTCTGCCGCGGCGAGGAGCTCGTAGGTCGGGAGCTTGCGGAGCCCGAGGTAGACGTTGCGCTGCGCCGCCAGGGCCTCGGTCGAGAGCGACTCGATCGAGCCGTCGCGCAGCCGCGCCAGGTCCGACTGGAAAAAGCCGAGGCGCCGCGCGAGGCACACCCAGAACTTACGCCCCTCATCGGTCTTGAGTATCGCGTCCGCGGCCTTCGCGAACTCGTCGTCCGTGACCGGGACGACCGCCTTCTTCGCTTCCGATTTCTTCGCCATCCTAGCCTCGCGCCGCCGGGTTGCCCATCGTGCCCATCAGCGACCGCGCCGACGCGGTCTTCTGAGTGATGTCGGCCAGCGTCTTGCCGGCCTCGAGCGCGGCCCCTGTATTCTGCTGCTTCGCCATCGAGGCGCGCACCTCCTTGAGGTCGTCGATCGTCCGGAGGCTGCCGACCGGGCAGCCCGCGTACTTGTAGATATCGCGCGCGATCTGATCGAGGTCGATATTGTCGAGGATGTCGGGGCGGACCTGGCCGACAGCGATCATGGTGTCGAGCGTCGTCATGATCCCCTGGAGTTTCTCCGCCTGCATGAACCGCTGGGCGGGCGAGATGAACTCGATGTCAAAGATCTCGAGCCCCGCGGCGCGCGCCTTGCGGACGACCTCGGGGACTTCCATTAGGTCCTTGCCCGTGAGCGCGTACCACTTGCGCCGCTGGACCGCGCCCGTGCCGTTGCGGTCCGTGTCCACGAAGTCGCCGAAGTAGCCGCGGCGGTAGTGCATGTTGTAGACGCGCTTGATGAGCGGGATGAAGAACTCGAGGATCTGGCGCGCGAAGAGCGAACCCGCGGACTCGCCGCGAATTCGGTTTCGCACGGCCGTCTCGTAGGCCGTCATCATCGGGCGGTCGCCGCCCAAGTCGATGAGGGTGTCGAGGTAGAACGCCTGCATGACCTCGGCCACGAGCGCCTCTTTCTCATCCTTGGCGCCCTGCATCTCCCCGACGGTGTAGAGGGGCGAGATCGGCTTCTCCCCGGGCGGCCGGCCCGAGGTATTGACCACCACCAGCCCGTCCGGTGAAGTGTCGATGACGGTCCCGCCCAAGCGCCCGTCGTCGAGGACGACGAGCGGCGGCTTGAGGTTCTTCTCGGAAGCCTCGATGAGATCTTGGCGCAGGCTGTTGAGGTTGGTCGCGGCCGGCAGGCCGACCATGCCGCACGAGCGCCCCTGCGTCTCGCTCGAGCTCTTGAAGAGGCGGCTGACCGCAGCCGGGAGCTCCTCGAAGCCGCCCTCGCGCATGATGACGCGGTTGGTCAGGTCGAGATGGATGGAGGCCCACTTCATCGCGAGGACGCCCTTCTTGCCGGGCACCGGCGTCCGCGGCTCGCAAACCTTGACGGTCTCGATCTTCTCGTCGTACTTGCCCTTGCTGTAGAACTCCAGCACGCGCGAGGAGACCTTGTCTCCCGGCTTCGCGTTCTCGACGTACTCCTGGTAGATCTGGCGGACCGTGCGCTCGGACTTGAGGAAGATCGTGTCGATGTAGCCGCGCGAGTTCTCGGCGATGAACATGGATTTTACGTCCCAGCTCTCGAAGCAGGTCGGGCCGTCGTTCTCGTCGTCCTTGCCCTCGAGCGCGGCCACGCCGGAAAGCCCGAAGATCCCGAGCTCGAGGAAATACTCCGTGAGCGCGAGCGAGAGCCCGGCCTCGGGCTTGTCCATCGACTCGTGCATGCGCGCGCTCTTGGCGCGGAAGTACGCCTCGACGCCGGCGTTCCCGCGCAAGAAGGGCTTGGGCACGATGTTGAACGTGCGCGCCGCGTCGGGCCAGAGGAGCGACATGCAGATCGAGGCGAACTTGAACGCCGCGAGCTGGGGCGTGTTGTCGAAGATGTCGTTCATCATGAACTCGCCCGGGTTGATGCTCCGGGTGAAGTCCGCCTTGCGGTTGAGGTACATCTCCGCCAGGGCTTGATAGACGGGGAGCCACGGCGCCTTCTTCTGCTCGAGGTCGCGCAAGCGGTTGACCCAGCGGGAGAAGCGCGACTCGCCGCGGCTGGCGGAATCTGCGGCCGGCGCCGGGGCTTGCCCCGGGGGCGTCGGGTATTCGGCCATCGCTAGTTCCCCCTTCCGACTCGTTTAAAAGAGACCCGCGCCCCTCCGGTGGAGGAAGAGGGCACCCTCGGGGCGCAGGCTAAAATCCGCTTCATCAGTTCCCGAAGAGGCTCCCCGCGCTGAGTCCGGGCGACGTCGTGCCCGAGCCGAAGCCCAACGCCGCGCCGCCGACGCCGCTCACGAACTGGCTGCGGAGCCCGACGCGCTGGCCGGAGGTTGCGGCCTTCGCCGCCGCGGCGGCGCGGGCCGCCGCCTGGTCGTCGAGTTCCTTCTTGCGTTGCTGCTCGAGGCGCGACTGCGCGCGCCGCACTTCGGCGCTCGCGTCGACGGACCCCTTGACCTGGTACGCCCAATACGCCGGGCCCGTTACGGGGTTGGTCCCGAGTAGGAGAGACTCCGCCGACATTTATCCCCTCTTCCTTATGTCCATAATGTTGCCGGAGTGTAGCATCAACTTCGTCTTCCGCGCAAGACCGAACTGCCGCCCCCGGCCTGCCTCGCGCGCAGGGAAGAGCCGTTCGCCCGCTTGATCGTCGGCGCGCCCTGCGCCCCCGGCGCGCGCACGGGGTAGGCGAAAGTGAGCACGTCGGCGTCCACGATGTCCTGGCACGCGGACGGCGCAGCCTTCTTGATCGTGTCCTTGGCCGGGAGCTGGTGGAGCCCCGAGCTGTTGGGCTTGGGCAGGGGGATCGACGCGAGCGCCGCGTGAGCCTCGTCGTCGTCGGGAATCCGCACGTCGCCACCGTTGAGCCACTTCGCGTACTCCATGAACATCTCGGTCCGCTTATTGGCGTAGATGTCGGGGTAGAGGGTCTTCTCATTGAAGTGGACGCCCACCACCTTGCGCCCGTAGCCCGACTCGACGAGCCGGTCGATGACGCCCTCGCCGCAGCCGCGGTCGATGAAGACCATGTCGATCTTCTCGTCGGCCATGATCCTGATGATGTGGCCGACGAGTTCCATCGGCCGCATGCGGTTGAACTTCCACCGCTTGATGATCTGGCGCCCCTGGCGCAGCGAGAGCACCGTCCGGTCCGAATTGTCGCTGTCTCCCGCGACGTCCACTCCCAAGACCCGCGCGCCGACCGGGTCGGTGATCTTCGACGCGCGCGCCGCGACGATCGCGTCCGGCCGGAAGAGCCCGGCGCCGGTCGACTGGAACGCCTCGATGGGGTTGGCGGGGAAGATCGTTCGGAACTTGGCCGTGCCGAGCTCCAGGTTCCCGCCGCCCTCGTTCGAGAGCTCCGCGATCTCCGCGCGGCGCCAGGCCAGCTTGCGCGTGATCTGCGCGGCCGATATGGGACGCGACGAGAACGGGAAGGGCTTGGAGAAGTTGGCGACCGTGTACGCCTCTTCCTCGGGCGTAGGGATGAACCCGGCCGGCGCCTCGCGCTCGTACTCGTCCTGCCAGAACCACGGCACGAAGATCAGGATGTAGTCGGTCTCGCCCTTCATCGCCTGCTGGCACTTCTCGAAGAAGAGCCCGGTCGGCCCGTTGGCCGTCGACTCGAGGATGATCTCGGTCCCGGGCACCAGCGAGACGATCTTGAGCGCGCTGTCTTGGATCGCGTAGGCGTACTCCCAATAGGCGACCTCGGAGCCGTGGAGGAGCTGCGCGGTGCGCGATCGGCCAGCCTGGTCGTTCTTGGCCGTGGCGGCCGAGTAGTCGGAACCGATGCCCGGGAAGTCCATCGCGCGCGGGTTGTCCTTTCCGATCTGCGGCTTGAGCGCCTGCTCGACGTGCGTGTGGTACCGCTTGACCATCGAGAAGAGCGCCGTCGTCGAGTCCCCCTCGTGGGAGAGGATGAACGCCGAGGTGTGCGGCCGGCGCGTCGTGCGGTGGTAGAAGCGCGCGTTGACGTAGGTCGAGCACCCCTGCTGGCGCCCCTTGAGGATCATCGCGCGGACCCAACCCTTCGACTTGCGCTGCTCCTCGATGCGCGCGTGGATATACCGCTGCGCCAGGTTGAAGCGGAATGGCACGAGCTCGCCCTGCTTGTTCTTGACGAGGAGCGGCCCGTGCTCCGCAAAGAACTCGAGGTCGTCGTTGAGGAGGTGGTGGGCTAGAGCAGCGTCCACGGCTCCTCCTGGGTTTCCGGTTCCACCACTTCCGCGTCGTGGATCTTCACGTCCTGCGCCGGCCGGGCGCGGGCGGCACGCTTCGCGTTCTCGGCCGCGGCGATGCGGAGGAGCCGCTGCTCGTAGGTCTCCTTCACGTCGTAGTTCTCGCTCGTCGTCTTGGGCTTTCCGAGCTCCCGGTCGAGGACATCCTCGCATTCCCCGGTAGCCGCGGCGCGCTCGGCGCGCCTGATGAGCATGACCTCGAGGAGCGTGAGGCCGAAGAAGCGGCTCGGCTTGAGGCCCATCTCGATCCGGAGCTCGTCTCCGGGCTCCGAGTACGGCCGCGCCAGGACCGCGGAGTGAAGGTCGCGGACCTGGGCGGCCGAGATGATCGGCACGTTCTTGACGACGGGAGAGCCGCCCTCCCACGTCACGAGCTGCCGCATGGCGCCTTCGGGCGGCGGATCGGTCACGCCGCGCTTACGTGAGCTCGAGGTCGGGGTTCAGGTCGGCCAGCTCGCGGTCGCCCTGACGCTCGGCCTGGCGCTCGCGCTCGCGGGCCAAGAACGTGCCCGGGTCGCCCGGGTTGACCGTGTTCTTGCCCTTCTCGTCGAGCCGAACCGGGTCGGGGTTCTGGACGAAGTCGATGATCGACTCGCGCAGGTCCAGGGTCCCCTCGTCGGTCTTCGGGTAGGATGCAACGTCCACCGGCACGCGCGCGAAGACCACGTACTGCTCGAGCTGGTCGCGGTCCATGTACGCGAGGTTGTTGCTCTTCGCCGTCTTCGACGGGTCGCGCGGCACGATGCGGACCACCCGGAACGTCCGGTGGCGCGTCGCCTCGGGGTGCTTGCGCCGGAGCGCCGGCAGGAGGAGCTTGTTCTTGATGACCGATGGGGCGCCCTCGGCCCGCGGGACGTTGAAGGATAGGTCGTAGGGCTTCTTGATCTTCCCCTTCCCGTCCGGGTTCGGCGCGTAGTAGTCGCCGCGCACGTCCACGCGGTAGCCCGCGCCTCCGGCCGCGACGGCGTGCTTCTCGTCGGCCGCCTGGGCGGCGGGCTTGGGCGTCGGAGGAAGAACGGTGAGCTGCGCGTCCCGGCTGGGCGCGCGGCCCGGTTCGGCGTCGATGTACGGGAGGGCGTCGGGATCGGCCTTCGCGGTCTTGGCGGCCGGGGCGGCCGTACCGTTGAGCACCGCGAGGATCTCGTCTTCGTCGATCGGGTCGGGCATTTTCTTCCTCTCTGGGCACGGAGCCGCGCGGACCCTACGCATCGCCGCGTCGACGCCCGGAATATAGCAGGAGCGCGCCCCCCGCGTCAAGCCCCCTTCAAATTTTCTCCAAAAAATTTTCACGTGAAACCTCCCGGGAAAATTTTTAGGCGCTCGATCGGGCTCCGAAAAATTTTTCACCCTCGCTCGGGCGACGGGTCCTCCTTCCTGGCGCGCGGGCCGCCGGTCGATTTTGGGGTGCGCCCCCTGCGAGAAGGGTCGGGGGTCGAGCGCCACTATAAGGAAGGGGCCTGAGAGTCGCCGGGGCAGGGCTGCGGCGGCGCTCTATCCTTATACGATAAGTTATCCACAGGTTATCCACAAGTGGATAACGTTAGAGCCGATGCGTTAGAGGTTTACCGTATGCGCGCGCTCGAACGGTCGCCCACCGTGAAGCTCTAAAAAGTCTCCAAACTTCCCGGGCTGGCCCTGACGCGCCCCCTGCGGCCATAGCAATTAGAGCTTTCCATCAATATAACTCTTTGATGATATTAGAGTAGGATAGTAAGTCTCGACGAGAAACAGTCCCTTACACTTGTCCGAACCTCACTGTAAGGTAATGCGCCCGCGCGCTCCGATCCGGGCCGAACCGC